CTTCTTGACTCAAAGATCAAGGCTCTTGAGGCAGCAATGAACCTTAAGGCCCAAGATGATGCCCACAGGCAGAAATTAACCCATGCAGAGCAGCTTCATCAGGCTAAATTAGCTCAGGCTAGGCAGACAGATGCTCTTAAGAACAAACCTCAAGGGAACTAAATAAAGAATTTCGAGTCTAAGGCAATATAAGTAAGCAGTTACTAACCAAAACCTAAGGGATTTATGATTTCTGAAGAAGATTTCAAAGAATGGCAGCACAATGAAGTCACTAAAGAGCTTCATTCCTACTTAAAAGCTAGTGAGGAAGACTTAAAAGAGATTTTAGTTACCAGTGCAGGTTCAGATTCTAAGTTGGATCTACATATGGTAGCACTTATCTCCTGTTTTAGGGAGATTCTTAGTTGGAAACCAGAAAGTCTGGAACAAGAGGAGTAATAAATGGCTAGTATTAGCCCAAAAGGTTGTATGCTTCTAGTAAAGCCTCAGGATATGGAAGAAGTTGATCCAGTCTATAAGGCAGCCAAGAGTGCAGGTCTACATTTGCTGGATATGGAAGAGAGTAAGATCCAACGAGCAGGTATAGATCGTGGTACAGTGCTTAAGATAGGTGATTTATGTTGGAAGGATTGGGGTACAGGTGAGCCTTGGTGTAAAGAAGGTGATATCATTGAGTACCCAAAGCATTCAGGTAAATATACCAAAGCTAACAAGCACGATAAATCCGACAAAGATCTTTTGGTCTTTATTCGGGATGAAGATGTTCTTGCAGTCATAGAGGAATAACAAAGTGGCAGACACCCCAGAAGAAGTAGTAGTAGATCTGACCTCAACTGAGGCAGATAATACTGCAGATAGTGGTACTACTGAAGAAGTAGAACTCTCCCCTGTAGAACAAAAAGCTGCAGCAGAGGGTTGGAAACCTAAAGAACACTGGACTGGTGATCCTGATGAATGGCGTGATGCAAGGTCCTTCTTGGACCGAGGCGAACTCCTTAAGAAGATCAGCCAAGCCAACAAAGAGCAGAAAGAGATGCGTCGAGTCCTTCAGGCAATGAAGGAACACAACATTAAACTCTCTCAAGCTAAGGCTCGTGAAGAGATGCAGGAACTTCGTAGGGAGAAGATCCTTGCTCTTGAGAACAACGATGCCCAACGTGTAGTAGAGATTGATGAGAAGATCCTTGAGAAGAAGGATGCAATTGCAGAGATTAATGCAAATGCCAAGTCTCAAGAATTGGATCAAGGTGTGCAAGCACCTCCAGAGTTTGCAGCATGGGTAGATGATAACCCTTGGTATGCCACTAATGCCGGTATGCGAGGTTATGCAGATGCAATAGGTCAAGCCTATGCACAGGATAACCCCGGTATTGCACCTAGTAAGGTTCTTGCCTATGTTGCACGAGAAGTCAAAGAGAAGTTTGGTGTAGGCAGTAAGTCAGTTGCTCGCACAGAAAGGCCCTCTGCAGTACTTGATTCAGGTACTCGTGGTAGCCCTTCTAAGAAGACTGCAAATTCTGCCATCATCAATAGCATGTCAGAAACAGAACGTAATATTATGCGTACTCTAGTCAAAGGTGGTCATATCACTGAGGATAAGTATGTAGAGGATTACAAGAAGATTAATGCAGTTCAGTTAGCAAGGGGCTAAGAATGCCATACATTAAAAAAGCAGATCGTATTAAGAGCAGTGATGCCTTGGAAAGTAGCGCGTCTACCGAAGACCAAGAGCAAAGTCAGACTCCAGTTGTAAGTTCTACACCTACTAATCGTAGGCGAGTAAGACCCATTATCAATGGACTACGGGATGTACTCTCTGTTAAAAACAAAGAACCCGGATATGTCTATCGTATCTTTAATAGCAATACGGCCAAAGACCTTGCCCGTATAGAGACTTATAAAGAATATGGGTATGAACCTGTTACTCACCCTATAGATGTAGGGGACAGGACTGCAAATACCGGGAGTCGGATAGGCACCGCTAATATTTCTACTGGTGGTGGTACAAATGGCGTTGTAATGCGTATTCCCAAAGAATACTACGACGAGGACCAAAGGGCGAAACAGTTGGCAATTCTTCAAACTGAACGAGCCACTAAGGATAAAGCCTCGCACCGAGATGTAGACTTTGGTAGTGTTGAGATTAAGAATACTTAACATCTGATATACTGTAATACAGGCCATATTTTGAATATCAATTTAATTTTGAAAGGTAATAAATATGGCTAACGTTTCTCGTGTTAACGGGTTCCGGCCTATCAAAGACCAGTTTGGTCGCCCTTATAATGGGGCTGCGACCATGTACTATGTCACCTCTGGCAATGCTACCGCTATTGGTATTGGTGACTTGGTGGTTCTTGAAGGTACTACGGATGCTGCCGGTGTGCGCTGTGTTAAACAAGCTGCTGCCAATGGCGTTTGTGTCGGACCTGTCGTAGGTGTTAAAGTCTCTGGTGGTACAGGTGCTCCGAGTTTGGATGCTCCTCAATATGTAGCTGCCTCTACGGGCAAGTACGTATATGTAGCAGATGATCCTAATATTCTCATGGTTGCTCAAGAAGATTCGGTTGGTGCAGCTACTGCCCTTACTGATATTGGGCTTAATGTGAACTTTATTGTCGCTGCTGCGAGTACTGTTACGGGACTTTCTGGTATGCAAGTTGACTCTAGCACTAAAGATACTACCAATACGCTTCCGTTGCGTCTGGTAGGGTTCCTCTCTTCTCCGGATAATGAGGTTGCCTCCACTAATGCTAAGGTTATTGTAGCCTTCAATACTCACCAGTATCGCAGTAACACTGGTTCTACTGGCGTCTAATAGGAGACTACTAATATGTCAACAATTGTCAGTTCTAACTTTGCAAAAGCCCTCTACCCCGGAGTTAATGCGTGGTATGGTGAGAAGTACAACGAGTATGAAAAAGAGTGGACCAAGCTTTTTGACTCTTATAAATCTACTCGTCAGTGGGAAGAAGATGTTGGTACGTCTGGTATGGGACTCTTTCAGGTTAAGCCTGAAGGTGAAGCAATCCAGATGGATAGCGAGCGTCAAGCGTTCACTACCCGTTATACCCACGTTGTCTACGGTCTTGGGTTCGTAATTACCCGAGAGATGTTCGAAGATAACCAGTATGATACGGTTGGTCAGCGTAAGGCACGTGCTCTTGCAATGTCCTTGAGTCAAACCAAGGAAACCATTGCTGCAAACGTCTATAATCGTGCTTTCAACTCCAGCTACGCAGGTGGTGATGGGAAACAGATCCTTGCATCTGACCATCCGAACCTCGCAGGTGGGACTTGGAGCAACATTCTCACGACTGCTTCTGATATTTCTGAAGCTGCTCTTGAGCAGGCATGTATTGATATTGCTCGCTTTACTAATGATCGTGGTCTTAAGATCAAAGTGATGCCTCAGAGCCTTATCATTACTCCTGACCAAGAGTTTGAAGTTACTCGTATCCTCAAGTCTACGGGTCAGGTTGATGTTATGAATAACAACGTCAATGCTCTCCGCACTCTTGGGAAGTTCCCGAAGGGGATCATTGTTAACCACTATCTTACGGACACTGATGCATGGTTCATCCGTACCGATGTGGACAATGGTATGAAGTACTTTGAACGTCGGGCAGATGAGTTCACGACTACGGATGATTGGGACACGGAGAATGCCAAGTATAAGGCTACCTTCCGTTGCTCTTTCGGTAACACCGATCCTCGTGCTCTGTATGGCTCGGCTGGCGCGTAAGCAGCCTTGATGTAACCTCCTAGGGGCCTCAAAACCCCTAGGATCAACCTAGAAGGATATCATGAGCGATAGCTCACTAGAGGTAGATCTCAGTACATTAGGCGGTATAGCCTTTGCAATCCCGGCATATGATGGGAAAGTAGTAGTAGAGCAGTTAGCTGCAGTTTATCATGCAGGTATGAAGTTAAACAATATGGGAGTTAAGTCTGCAGTAATCTATGAGAAGGGCAACGCCCTAGTAGACTATAGCAGGAATAGGTTAGTAGCCAAGTTCCTTAAGGACTCAACTGCTCAGAAGTTAGTCTTCCTTGATTCTGACATCAAGTTCAAATGGGAAGATCTAGAAAGGTTGTTAGTATTCTCAAGTAAGTACCCTATAGTCTGTGGTACCTATCCTGCTAAGAAAGAGCCTACCAAGTTCTTTATCAACCCTGTCTATACAGACGAAGGTAAGTTGGTAATTAATGAATATGGTCTACTCTCAATCACAGGTTGTGGTGCAGGATTCATGATTATAGATAGGTCAGTGTTCTTAAGAATGGAAGCCAATAGCAAGAAGTTCTCTGTAGATGAGGACATCATTACTCAGTACTTCTACAATCAAGTAGTAGGGACTGACTTCTACGGAGAAGATGTATGCTTTCTCCATAGATGGGTAACAGAATTCGGTGGTGAAGTATGGTTAGATCCCGGCATTGATCTAGTCCATATTGGTAATAAAGATTATGATGCCAAGTTCTCAGGATTCTTTCCTGATTTTATCAAGCAGGCCGAAGATAAACAAAGTCAACTTCTTCGTTCTTCTCCAAACGGCTCTGCGACAACAACTAAGGAGATTTAAATATGGGTGCTCCCACTCGTGCTAAGAATGGCCTCTCTACGGCTGACAATGCAGGCTCTCCCCTCTGGAGTATGCCTCAACCTGATCCTACTCGTGTAATTACTTTCTTTGAAGATTTCTGCTCTGGGGCCACTACCTTTCCTATTGCTACCTCTGGCCTAGCTGCTGCCTCTGCAGGTGGCTGGACTATTACCGTAACTGAAGCTGGAGCAGGTAATGCTGCCTCTGCATTCTCTGGTGAGACAGGTGGTGCTCTAACTCTTACCTGTGATGCTGCAGATGATGACAATATCTTTGTCCAGAAAAAGCCTGCTTGCTTTACCTTGGCCGCAGGTAAGAAAGCCTTCTTCAAGGCTCGTTTCAAAGTCTCGGATGCTACTCAATCTGACTTTGTTATGGGTCTTCAGGTAATTGATACTACTCCTCTGGCAGTGACTGATGGAATCTATTTCCAAAAAGATGACGGTGATGCTCAGTTGGATGTCTATTGTCAGAAAGATGCCTCTACTGGTCAAACCTCTGCTACCAATATTGCTACCATTGCAGATAACACTTATCTGACTGTAGGTTGGTATTACGATGGTGTCAGTTCGGTACGATACTATGTCAATGATGTTCAGAAGGGTACTCTTGATGCCTCCAGCACCTACCTTCCTGATACCGTCTTGGCAGTCAGTTTTGGTATTCAGAATGGTGAAGCAGTTGCAAAGGTAATGACTGTTGACTTTATCATTGCAGCCGTAGAACGCTAAGAGGTATCTAAATGGCAGATACTGTAGATACTCAAGTCCGGTTTGACGGACTAAATAGGTACTCTGTAAGGATACAGAACCGCTCTGATGGCACTGGCGAGTCCGGTGTCATCAAGGTGGATAAGTCTACCCTTACAGGTCCTATAGTAGGCACTGAACCCGGAAGGCTTGCCCTAGAAGAGATTCGATGGGCAGTGCAGGGTTTTGTAAGTGTACGACTTGATTGGGATCATACTACTGATGATGAACTAATGACTCTCTCAGGTAATGGTTATGAGAGCTTCAGGGAAACAGGTAAGGTAGTAGATCCTAATACTACTGGAGGTACAGGAGATGTACTGTTAACTACTAATGGTGCAGTCTCAGGTGCAACCTATGACATTACCATGACCTTCAAGAAGAAAGCCTAATGACTCACAAGAAGAAACTGTATGGTAACAATGGAGGCAGTTCTGCAGATGCAGGACTGTCCTTCAGACTTCCTTTGCAGACTAGTGTACAACCTACCTTTGCAAGAGGTAGCTCTACTGCTACCTTCAGCCGCGCCTTGGCCACAAAGTCCATCGTCGATTTCGAAGGTCTGTATAAGCCGATCCTTGCAAATGAAGTGGGGTTCAGTGGGGCGAGGCGGGTCCAGAATTTAAGCATTTCTCCGCTAACTGACCCTATCACTTGGGCTGTAACACACACAAATGGAACGACTACCGGAGGTATTGATGATCCCTTTGGAGGGACTAACGCTTGGACAATAACTGCCACTGGAGCTAATGCAGATTTCCGTACAAATGGATCAGGCAGTAGTTCTGCTGGTACTGCTGTTTCAACTCTGTATATGCGCCGTAGAACGGGTACAGGAACCATTCAATTGTATGGCGCAGACAACTCAACTTTAGTCACGGTAACTCTTACTAGTCAGTGGAAAAGATTTTCTTCTGGGGCTTTGTCTGTTGCTATAAACGGTCGAATGGTAGGTTTCACAATAGCTACCTCTGGGGATGCTATTGATATTGCTTATCCACAATGTGAACTTGTCACCGGCCAAACCAACCAAAACCCAAGCGAATATGTCTCTGTAGGCGTTCTCTCAAGCCCCTACCACGGAGCAATGGTAGATGGAGTCAAGTACTTCTCCACCCTCAACGGGAACACTGTCTCAAGCAACGTAGTCACCGAGGCCACAGGTGCAGCAATCAACTCCAGCAATGCCAAGTTTGGGGTGCTGCCGGGGGTGGCGGGGAGTTACTTCTCGACACCGAGCAACGCAAACCTGTTGCTCACTGGTGACATGACGATTGTGCAGGAAGTAACAAACACCGCACTTCCGAATGGGGCGAGCGGGAGGCTGCAATATAAATTTGTGGGCGGCGCTGCAGGATGGGCTTTTTTACTCAGTACAGGTACGCTGAGTTATGTGTCTGTAGGCACCAATTCAATAAACGTGCAGAGTACTGCCACGCTTCCGGCCACTATTCTTGCGAACCAAAAGTTTTATGTAAAAGTTATTTGTGATGTGGACAATGGCTCTGCACAGAGTTCTGTGACTTTTTGGTACTCGACGGATGGAACAAATTGGACACAATTAGGCACTGCGAGGACCACAGCAGGTGTGCATATACGAGCGACTAATTCAGATCAAGTAAGTGTTGGGATGCACGGCGACGGAACGACTGGTCCCTGGTCAGGGAATATATACCGAAGCAGAACTTACAGCGATATTACAGAGACAAATCTGGTTCTCGACTTCAACCCCAACAACCTCGCCGGTGATGGCATAGAGGGTGGTCAGTGGGCGTCTGATGCTACTGGAGAAATCTGGACAATCAACGGAAACGCTGCGATCTTCGGGGCGAAGAAGCAGAGCATTACGAATTTGTGTTTGCAGAGTCAGACTTTTGATAACGCGAGTTGGACAAAAAACAATATAACTATAACTGCTGACGCAGTAGTGGCACCTGATGGGACAACCACCGCTGACAAATTAGTAGAGGCTGCTACAACAACTATTCATTTTGCATCTCAAACGGTAGCAAAAGCTTCTTCTGCAATACAGTACACATTTACTTGTTTCGCGAAGCAGGGTGAAAGAACAAGAATATTTATGGAGGTTTCCGATCTTGTTTCAGATGTTGAGACTGTGGTATTTGATCTTGCTGGTGGACAGATAGGAGTTGCTCCATATGCGAATGGCGGTGTTGGTTGGGCATCTGCCTCGGCTTCAATATCTCCAGCAGCAAATGGCTTTTATAGATGCCGTTTTACAGCAACCTCTCCAGCAACTGCAAATATTGCTCTTCGTATAGGACTGGATAATGGCTCAGGTACTGGAGCAGCTTCTCTTACATATCTAGGAGATATAACAAAAGGTGCCTACATATGGGGAGTCCAACTCGAAACCGGCTCCGCCGCATCTGGCTATGTTGCAACCACGACTGCTGCCAAAACAGTTCTCGGAATCCCTGCTCCTTGGGATGCCTCCGGCCCAGTGGGATACAACGCAGAGCCTGCGGCGACGAATCTGGCTTTGCAAAGCCAAACGTTTGGAACAGGCTGGACTGTCGGCGCGGGTGCTGCTGTAGCAGTAGACCAAACTACTGCGCCTGATGGAACAACCACAGCAGACAAAATAACTGCATCAGCAGGCGCGACGGATCATCGTGTCTATTACCCCAATACACAAGCATCTACTACCTACACAGCTTCAGTGTATGCAAAAGCTCTTGGCACAAGTTGGTTGGGTCTTTCCTATGGAAGTGGCGGCTTTAACCAAGCACAAGGCGATGGTGCATTTTTTAATTTGACTACAGGGGTTGTAGGGACTGTTTCTGCTGGATTCACCGCTACGATTACAGCAGTAGGCAATGGTTGGTATCGTTGCACTATAACCGGCACGGGTGGGGCTGGTGGTGCTAATTTAGTCATAGAGCCTTTTGCTTCTGATAATCAGGTCTATAACTACAATTCTGCCTCGGGTACTGAGTCTGTATATGTTTGGGGTTTTCAACTAGAAACCGGCTCCGTAGCCACCTCTCCGATCACCACAACCACAGTGGCGGTTACGAGGAATGCGGATGTGCTGACGTATGCACAGACATCAAATATCCTAGCTTCTGGAAGTTGCTATGCGGAAGTGTTTACTTCAGATACAGCAACATTAGGAGATAGGGTCTGTGTGGGCATCAAGACCGCTGGAACTATTCCTTTGGGGATTGTTTTTACTGCAAATTTATTTGGAGCAGAGTTTTATGATGGTACAAACAATCCAATAGGCACTAAAAATATTGCTGGTAATGCTGTAGCAAAACTTGCTGCGAGTTGGGATGCAGGCACCTCTGTTTCTAGAGTAATTCAGAACGGAGTTGCTTTTAGTGGTTCTTACAATGGAAATCTATTAGTTGCGGGTACTGCCCTTGCAGTGGGTCAAAATGGATCAGGCGGTGCGAGTCTTAATGGGAATCTCCGTAACCTTCAAATCTATTCGCAGTCTCAATCAGCAGCGTACTGGCAAGGGAGGACGACATGATTCACACGATAATCAAAGAAGAACGCCGCAAAGCCCCTCGCCAGCTTGCCATTGAGATCAACAACGATCTGCACACGCAGACCGGATTGGACAAGGATGGAATGCCGGTGTTTTCGGTAACTCCGCGTGATCCTCAGTTGCATACTATAGGAGAGAAGATTACAGATTATTCTAATATCCTGTATGCTGCGGAATGGAATGGTACAAGCCCTTACATCAATGTTCTTAAGAACGAACTACCCGATGGAATCAAAATGGCATATGCAGGATGGCCTATGATAACAAGAGAAGAGTATGAAGAACTTTATCCTCCTGCTGACAATAACCTTAGTTAACTGTACTCCTACAGGACCCCTGAAGGGGTCAGGGCAGGAGGCAGATGCTCCACAAGGGTATACTGCCTACTGCTTACGTCATCCTCTAGAACCTATTTGTAGGGCTAAGTAATGATTGAGATTCTTAGAGAGGTCAACTTTGAAGTCAACAAACTGCCCTACAAGGCAGATTGGGAGTTGTATAGCTCCTCTGAGTTTTGGGAAAAGATAGGGCCTCAAGGAGGAGACTGTGAAGACTTTGCCTTAGGTAAGTACTATAAACTCCTAGAGAAAGGTATCCCTCCTGAGAAACTCAGGTTAGCTACCTGTTATGTAGAGACAGGTGAGTACCATTGTGTACTATTAGCAGATGATGAGACTACTACTTGGGTTCTGGATAACCGTTATGCTTATCCTACAGAGTATTACCTGCTACCCTATAAATGGGATAAGTTTCAAATTGCAGGTTCTAACAAGTGGGAGAAAGCCTAATCATGCCAAATCCAAAAGTATATATACCGGGAGTATGGTCTGCAGTATGTGATGTATGTGGTTTTGAGTTCAGATCTACTCAACTCATGGATAGATGGGATGGGTTGAAGGTCTGTAGGAAGGATTGGGAACCTAGACACCCTCAAGAGTTTGTCAAGGATAAGGCACCTAAAGCATTGCCTTGGACTAGACCAGAGCAGCAAGACAGGTTTATCACTGTCGATTATATCTCTACCAGTGTAGGTAATCAGGATACTACAATTCCTACTGGTACAAACAACAATCTGATATAACATGGACCTATTAAGCATAGTCCCATTTCTTGCTACAACTACTGGTGGGCGACATCCTCAAATAAACATGCAAAAGATCTTTGAATCCTTGGTCATTGCAGGCATTACTGCAGCTATTACTATGTATGGAACTGTCAACGCTATGTCTACTAAAATGGACAGGCTTGAAGTAGCAGTTGCAACTCTTGCAGAGAAGGTAGCTCAGGCAGAGATTATGAGGGCCTCATTAACTGCCCAAAGAACTCTAGAGATTAGCACCTTAATGAAACAGAATATAGATCAAGAAGAACGTATTAGAAAGTTAGAGGCAAGGCAAAGATAATGGGCAAGACCCGTAATTACAAATCAGAATACCAGAATTATCAGGGTTCTGAGGAGCAGAAAAGAAAAAGGGCTATGCGTAATAAAGCACATAGGATGATGGAGAAAGCCCTTAAGAGAGACATCAAGGCAGACATAGATCATGCTAAACCCCTTGCTAAAGGTGGTTCCAATACATTAAGTAATCTCAGGGTAAGGTCTGCAAGTGATAACAGATCCTTCGCTAGAGATAAACATGCACATATGAAATAAGGATATTGAATGAGCACTTCTGGTAGTATTGACTTCACACTGACTAGAGATACCTTAATCAAGGCTGCGCTGCAATACTGCAACTACATTGGCGAAGGTGATACTCCTAGTGCAACTCAGTACTCTGAGGCTGCAACCCTTCTTAACATGATGGTTAAAGCATGGATGTCTGAGGGTATGCAACTTTGGGCTACCAAAAGGGGATATGCCCTTCCTATTACAGGAGTCTCCTCAGGTACCTTTGGTACTGACCATCTGGTGACTGCCTATACTAGGACTACCCTATCTGCAGCTGCAGCAGCTAGTGCCTCTACAATCACTGTAACCAGTGCAACAGGCTTTGCAGATACTCAACCAATAGGTATTGAATTGACCTCTGGATCAATGCACTGGACTACCATCAATGGTGCTCCTGCAGGCTCTACAATCACTCTCACGACTGCTTTGCCTACGGCTGCAGCTAGTGGTCTTAATGTCTATACTTATGTCACTACGACCCGTATAAGCACTCCTAAGAGAATTCTAGATGCTAATATACTCTACCCTGCTACAGGGGTAGGTATGCAGATCACTCAGATCTCCCAATATCAGTATTATGCCTTTAGTAATCGTACTACTGCCTCTCAGCCTAACCAGTACTACTTTGACCCTCAACTAAGCCCTGCCCTATATTGGTACCCTAGGTTCAATGGAGGTACTTCAATTATTGAATTTACGTTCTTAAGAACATTTGAAGACTTTGATGCTACAGGAGATAATCCTGACTTTCCTCAAGAGTACTACCTTGCTTTGGTAGTCAATCTTGCTTATCTCCTCTCTGCTAAAGCAGGTTTGGAGATTAAGGAGCGTATGTTGCTAGCTAAAGAGGCTGCTGCCCTTAAGGAACAAGCCTTCAGCATGAACTATCCAGAAGCATCTACTTACCTGCAACCTGCCTAATATGCCCTATAACATCAGTACTCAGCAAGAAGATGTCTGGAGAATACCTCTGGTAGGAGGGTATAATAGTAGAGTTAATGACTCTAGTACCTCTATTTATACTTATTCTTCTACTACAACTACAGATCAAAGGTTTATAAATGCAGTGCCTACTAAGGTAGCTAATCCTTCTACTGGAGCTACTAGCTACTATGTAAGTAAGAGGCCGGGATGGGAGTCTTTTAGTACCCCTAGTGCAGGTGGTAAGGGAGTAGCTTTATGTTATTGGCCCGACCAATCAACCACAGCAAGTTCTTGGGATAATGCTAATACTTTGTATCTTGGCACTACATCTACAGGTTCTTTTTCAGGAATACCTTTAAACATTTCTTATACTAAATTAGGTAGTACTGCCTATCTTGTAATGGCCTGTAGTGATGCAAGTATGTGGATGATTACAGCACCATTCACATTTTCTAACACCTTTACTGCAGATACTTCTAATGGGGTAACTACTCTTACTAATGTATCTAGTACTACTTCCCGATATGTAGGACAAGCTTTATCTGGCACAGGCATACAGGCAGGCACTAGGATTGTCTCTATAGACTCTGCAACCCAGATTACTATGTCTCTACCTGCCACTGCCACTAATGCAGGTGTTACTATAACCCATACCGTAGCCCAGAAGATTACAGATACAGATTTCCCCGGTAATGCCAGCCGTACTATTACAGGGGGCTTTGTATTCATGGATGACTATGCCTTTATCATGGATACTACAGGTAGAATCTACAACAGCGATAATGGTAACTTCCTATCTTGGACCGCTCTCAACTATATTGCTACCATTGCAAGACCTGACTCTGGGGTAGGTTTAATTAGATATAAGAACTCTATTATGGCCTTTGGCGGTAATAGTATAGAGTTCCTCAGAAACGTAGGTAATGAATTAGGTTCTCCTCTTGAGAGGATGGATCAGTACCAAATTAACATTGGATGTGTTGGTCCTAGGGCCTACACTGCAGTAGGTGATACTGTAGCATGGCTTGCCAATACTGCAGAAGGCGGCGTAGGGGTCTATGTACTTGATAACTACCAGCCTAAAAGGATTAGCACCCCAAGCATTGAAAAACAACTTAGTCGTAGTACAAGTGATATTGTTATGGGGTATAATAATGAACCAGCTTTTGCTAATACCTACAAATACAATGGTCAAACCTTTGTTAGTTTTACTGTGGGATACAATACCTATGTCTACTGCATGGAGACTGAGCTTTGGCATGAGATGGGTGGAGCAACTGTACTATGGCACAATATAGTACCTACAGGTACTGGGTTAGCTCGTACTATTTATGCTCAATCAGTCACAGATATAAGTGGTAAGATATACAAGATGGACCCTGCAAGTATGGTCTATCAAGATAATGGTGTAGCCTATAACATGATTATCCAGACTAGCAAGGTAGATGGTAATAACTCCATGAGAAAATGGTTACCTCAACTACGGCTAATAGGGGATCAAGCTGCCTCTACTAACAATGTGAGTATCTCTTGGTCAGATGATGATTACCAGAACTTCTCTACTGCTAGAACTATAGATATGGCTAATGCAGATCCTAACCTTAAGGCATGTGGCTCATTCAAGCGTAGAGCATTCAAGATAACCCATGCAGGCAATGCTGCCTGTCGGCTAGAGGCTCTAGAACTCTACATCAAGCAAGGCACTCACTAATGTATCTCAATGCCACTAATCTTAAACTGGTAGCCAATCTGACAGGGGCAATTGCTACCTCTCAGCCAGATGTTCATGTCTTCTATGATGTCTACAATGCCAAAGGGACAGACTCAAAACCTAGCACTTACAGGTCTGCCCTTAGCAATACTGCAGATGTAACTATACTCCCTGCACCTACTATACAGGGTACTTGCTTTGAGATTGTAGGGATTGTAATACACAACTCCGATACTGCTACTGTAACGGTAGTAGTTAAAACTGATGATGGCACTACGCAGAGAGTTCTGCTCAAGAAAGAACTATTGACAGGAGAGACAATAGGGTACTCTAAGACTTTAGGGTGGTACTACGCATGACATCCTTTGTCTCTCTACGGTCAGGCACTACAGGAGTATCTACCATTTCAGATGGCACAGATACTTTAGCTATCAACTCAGATGGCTCTATAAATGTAGATGCAGAAACTTTGCAACAGCTAGTTAAGACTAATATTGAAATAAGAAATGCTTTACTTCTACTTATTAATATGATGGATGTAAAGAGACAAGATATAGATTTAGATGATTTACAAGGAGATGACTAAATGGATGTTATTGTACATGGTAATGGCCCGAATGTTTCGGTAGAGCAACAAGTTGACCCTACACATCAGGCTGCTCGGGTATCTATTCGACCCTTTGATTATGGTACTGCAGGTGGTATCAATGGTGGACACTACAGTATAGGAACTATGACAGGCTTGATAGCTGCCGGTATTGCCTCAGGTGCTCAAGTGTTCCAAGTACGTTGGGCAGACTCCAGCAAACTGTTTGTTCTTAAGAAACTGTTAATTCAGTGTTCTACTGCAACCGGCTTTGCTGCAACTACTCTTGGTGCCCCTCTGGAACTGATTGTAGGCCATGGATCAACTGCCAATGGTTCTGGTGGTACTGCTCTTGCCCCTACCAGCCTTAGTAACAAGCTTCGTAGCTCTATGGCAACCACTGCCTTTGCTACCTCTGGCGAGATCCGTATTGCTACGACTGCAGCCCTGACTGCAGCTACAGGGCAGACTTTAGAAGCTTCTCCATTGAATTCCTGTATGGGAGCAGATAATCGTACCTTGGTAACCACTCCTCCTTTTGAACTATTCTCTCAACGGGATTTTGGCGTACACCCTCTTATCCTCCAGACAGGAGATACTCTTGCAATCAGGACTAACTCCCCTGCTGCAACAGGTACTTGGTATATGTCTGTCAGTATGAGTTGGGCAGAAGTGGCGAGCTACTAATGAGTATCTCTGCTGCTGAAGAAGCTAACATCATTGCCCAGAATGGGAGTACCATACTCCCTACTGGCACTGCAAGCTTAGTTACTCAACCATTTGCTCAAACCTATGACAGGCGTCTAGCCATATCTGCAGCAGTTGCACCTACCTCAGGTACTCTGACTATGACTGCAATATGGCTCCCTGCAGGTAAGACTGTTACAGGTATTACCTTTGTCTCTGGGGCAACAGGTGAGACAGGAGGTACACACCTGTATTATGCTCTCTATGACAGGAACCTGAACCTTCTGGCACAAGCAACCGATAACACAGGTGCTACTGCCTTTGGTGCTAATACTGCCTTTAGGATGGCACTTTCTAGTCCCTATAACCTAACTTATACAGGGTTATACTACCTTGGGTTCATGTGTACTCAATCTGCAGGGACAATACCTACTCTGCTTAACATTACCAGTGGTGTAACTAATAATAACGGTAGTATTACAGGTATGACTCCTATAGTGGCTGCAACTTCTAGCACCGGCTTATCTTCAGGTACTGCACCTAATCCTGCAGGTGCCTTGACTGCCATAGTCAATGCCTACTATGCTTTTGTAGATTAATAAGGAAATATCATGGCCCGTGAATGGAAACCTACTAAATATGATGAAGATGGGCAACCTACTGCCTACGGGTATGTGGAGGACGGTGTTGATAATCCCAACTATGTGCAGGTTGGCGACACATGGACAGAAAAAGCATCGTTGCCAAAAGCCTCCTCTGGAGCAAGGCTTGTCCCATATACAGGGCAGTCAATAGGGAATTGGTGGTGGAATACTGGGCAGGAGGGAAATACTACCCTGAAGGCGTACTCCCCAAGTGGCGGGGTGACTCGGCTTGTGCAAGGTCCAGATGGCTCGCCAATGGTCGAACTTCCAAGCGACTGGGTAGCAGGAGGGCATGTCACAGACAGTGGACCCGGCTGGATGGACAAATTAGTACAGGCCGCAGCAACTTCTGCAATTACAGGTGGTTTAGCATCAGGGTTCGGACTAGGCTCACTTGCCGGGGGCGTGGACATTGGTGCGGGATTGGACACTAGCGGCTTTAGTGCCTATGACGCTGGTGCGTTCAACGCAGGAGATAGCGTATGGAGCGAATTGCTTGATCCTGTCATACAATCTACTCGAGGTACAGGGACTACCTTAGCAGACACAGTTACTGAAAGTGGTTCTACTATTGCAGATACAAGTAATGGTTGGGACTTTCCTGTAGATAATACTATGGAAGGCACTACAATCAAAGCCTCTACGTTACCTGCAGATTTTGGTGATGTAGCTTTGCCTGCAGGTACTACTGCTCCTACAGGTACCTTTGGTGGTAATGTCTATGGTGATCCTCTTACTATAGTTAAACAAATTGCTAATGGGACACTACCTCTCAGTTCTCTATTTGGAGGAGAAGGTACAGGTGGGGGAACTTCTGCCTTTGGAACTGGTCAACCTAACTACGGTAATGCATTAGCTGCTCTCTTTGGTTACATGGGTAATAAGGAAATGGCAGATAAGCTCCTAGAGGCAACTAGGGCCGCATCTGATAAGGCAGATCCCTTTGCTGCCCAAAGACCTTACTACCAATCTGCTCTTAAGAACATGTACGATAATCCTAGCCAGATGATGAATAACTCTCTATTCTCAGGCATCCGAGATCAGGCAATGAATGCTACTCAACGTGCTCTAAGTGCTAAAGGTTATAGTGGTTCAGGTAATGAGGCTCTAGGTATGATGCAGGCAGGTACTCAAGCTCAGACTCAGTTTGCAATGCCTTATCTTCAACAACTAGCTACTAATGCAGGTGCAGGGTTTGGTCCCGGTCAAGCAGGTTCTATTTATCAGCAAGGAGAAACACAAGCTGCTCAAGCCAAGAATAACTCTTATGGTAACATAGGATATGGTATTAATCAGGCAATAGGGAATAGAAGCCCTCTGGAGGATCTCTTTGGTAGGATTACATCTAATGGTGGTCAGGGTAACACTGGTGGTAACAGTGGCTCTGGTATCAATATAAGGATTGCATAATGGCAGACGTAAACTACACATCCCCTGCAGGGATGCAACCTAAACTAGGATGGACTCCTGATGGTTTCTTGGGAGGTTATCTTTATGGAGATCAAGAGAGGGACTATAAGAATACCTTAGGTCTGTCTCAACTATCTTCTGCTCTTGGGGTACAAGACCAACAGAACAAACTGCATGAGTATGGTCTTAATGATGTAGTCAGGAATGCAGAACGAGCAGCTAATGTAGCTAAAGCTGATACTACTACTCAGACTATCCTACCTCAAACCCTAGCTAATATTGCTCAAGTAAAAGCTCAGACTAGAGCTACAGATGCTAATGCTGATACTTCTAATATCAACAATATAACTCTTCAACGTAGGAACCTTGCAGAACTCTCTAAGACAGAGATGGAAACTAGAATTAGGCAGATGGATGAACTTGAGAAGCTGGCTCAACAGGCAGCCTTTATGGGACCTGCAGCCCAAGCCTATGTTCAACAAGAGGCTAAAAGGCTAGGTATTCCTGAGCAATACCATCAAGCTCTATTCCAGAACCCCGATAAGGTTCTAGGGCATATTGCAAGGACTAGACCTCAGTATATTCAAGCTATGGATGTACAGGAAAGGGAAAACCAAGGGCGTATATCTGCAGCTAATGCTAGACCTAAGCCTGATGAGAATATCAGGACTACTATGTGGAACTCTATTGTAGATGACCTGCGAAGGCAATATCCCAATAAAGATCCTCGTGAGTTGAAAGCTATGGCTACTGAACGATTCAATGCTCAGACTGCAGGTGCAGGTAAGCCCTTTACTCCGGGTGAACAAGCTGCTCAAAACCAAGCTGCTCTTGATCTAGCTAGGTATGAGAGAGAGTTAAATAGGGCTATTCTCAGTAAGGATACCAAAGCTATTGCTGCCGCACAAGAAAAGGTACGTAAAGCTATTGCCGGTCTTACTGCAGGAGGTAATGTTACTCGTGCAGCAGGTGGCGAAGAAATTATTGATCTAACTCCGAGAGGTAATAAGTAATGCCTATTTATAGGTATGCAGGTAAGCTTTATAAGCTGGATGAGACAGATCCTGAGAAGGCAATTCAGGAAATAGAACGTACTATTGGTGTAGCCAAGCAGGATGCAGGTGGTACTAAGATAGGGGATGTTCTAACAGGTGCAGCAGCTACTGCAGGTAGAGGCTTGCAGGGTTTTGCTGCTGCTGCAACTCTTGGGCCAGTAGCTGCGGTTACTCAAGTACCTTTTACCAAAGGGTACGTAGACCGTATTATGGGTATGATGAATAGTGGCTATGAGCACTATGGTTATGAACCCGACAACTCTGAAAAGCAATTAGGTAGTGAGGTAGTTCAGGCATGGTTTGAGGCTTTGCCTGAAGCTACTCAAAGTATATTTGAGAAAGCTACTGTGCCTGCAGGGGCTATACGAGAGTTCTATGACTCTATGAAAGAGAATAGACCTTTTGATAAACAGCGCATGTATCAGTATGCAGATATTCCCGGGGCAATTGGTAATGTTGTAGGTAATCTGTTGCCTATTGAACGTGGTGCTGCAGGAGTTAATAAAGCTAGTGGTCTTATTGAGTCTGCAAGGAAGCCTAAAGCACCTGAAGCTGCTCCTCAATTACCTCCTGAGGATCTTAAGGTCCAACAAGATCTACAGAAGGCTCAAGAGTATGCTGCTTCTCAAGGTAGAGAGGTAACTGCAGAAGATATTATCTTTGCTCAAGAAGGTAAGCTTAACTATGAGGTACCTGATCCTAGTACTGTCTATCCTGATATTGTAGGAGATACTAGAGAAGCTTTCCCTAAGGGAGAGGTTTATGACCCTATCTCTGGGCCTCTACAAGAGGGAGGTACTGCACCTTCTAGGCCAATGCCTACCTCTCTATCTCCTGACCCTATTATCAGGGCTAGACAAGAGGCAGCTATTGCTGCTGCAAGAGGAGAACAAGTACCTGCTAGTCTAACTAGAGAATCTGCTCCTACTGCTCTTGCGGGAGCAGGTGATGCAGGTATGAATCCTAGGACTATGGCAACCCCAGAATCTCTACGTATGGGTGCTTTGGAGTTCCCTAGGCAAGAACCTTCTGTACTCCCCGGTGCTGCAGAGGTAAAGCCCTATTCTCCTGAACTTGCTCTTAAGAACGGAGATCCTAATGTAGCTCTCCAGCAAGGTACTCAAGGTCCTTACCGTACTCCTCTCAACCCTACTCAAGGTGGTCTAGAACTGGCTGCCCTGCCCCCTAATGCAGGGGAAGGGCTATCTCTACAACCTTCTGCTCCTAGGGTTCCTAGGCTCAATCCTGAGGGGTCTGTAGACCTGTCAGTTAATGCTACTAGGGGTTTTGGTGGGGCTACAGAAATGTCTAATCTGCCTGCAGGATTAACGGCAGACAGAGGATTGCCTGTTACCCCTCCTGAAGGGATACCCTTTAAACCGCATTTAAGGGGTCCTGCAGCCATTGAAAGCCCTGCACCTAGGGTAGGGTATGCCCCTGAGCTTCCAAAGGCTCCTGAGGCCCCTAAATTAGGTGCTATAGAGCCTTCTATTGACCCTGCAACCGGGAGGTTCAATGATGGTTCTAAACCTAGGCTAATGGGACCTCCTGCAGACATTACTCCTCCTAGACCTGACAGACCTACTCCTGTAGGCCCTGAGGCTATCTCTAGGGAAGGTTATGGCATAACTGATGTACTAGGTGGTACAGATTTGAATGCTCCTAGGGTACAGGAAGGTAATCTGGCAGTAGAGAAGGCTGCTGCTCAGATGAGTGATATAAGCCCTCTCTACCCATCAGAAGCTCTTAAGAACAAGATTACTCTCAATGATGCAAGAGGAGCCTTGGATGTCATCTCTACTCTCAAACATGGGGATGTCAAGGGTATGTCTAAGCCTATGGTCAAGTTCTACAACTATATGGCTAAGTGGCTACTTAAAGATCCTAACTTCAAACCTACCCTGAAGGTAATCCCTTTCTTTACTGATACCATGCTCAAAGAGGCTAATATCTCCCTTGAGAAACTAGGTCCTGATGGCGCAGAGGTAGTCAGAGGTCTTACTACCAGACAAGGGGAGATTATCCTTGCCTCTAAATGGGGTACGGATGCCTCTGTCTATGTATTCATGCATGAGGCAGTCCATGCTAGGCTGGCTAAGTATATCTCTATGTATCTTGCGGGAGATAAGACAGTATGGCGTGGTATGCATACTGCAGCCATCAGATCTCATATTGAGAACATAGATAGGCTGTATAAGTTTGCAAAGAACCACTTCACTGCAGAAGAGATGAAGGCTCTGGCTAATGAGGTAGATGGTGCTGCACCTACTGAAGGTATTGGGGCTAGGGTATATGGTCTTACAGACCTGCAGGAGTTCCTTGCAGAGGGCTGGTCTAATGAGTCCTTTATGGCTAAGTTAGGAGATCTACGGATGTCTCCTACAGGCTCTAATGGGCTTGGAAGGCTGTATGCCTCTGTCAAGGATGCCTTTGTAGGTGAGATCAGCAAGATCTTTAACCTAAACCCTGAAGGTAAGAGTGTCCTAGAGGCATTGCATTCTGAGACTGTCAAGCTCCTCAAAGCAATTGATGAGAATGAGAGAGGTCTTGCCTCTGAGAAGAGGAGAGATTACTACAATAAGGATGCAGTAGATTGGGATGCTAAGCTAAGTGAAGGATTCTCTGGTCAACCTGTAGTTAATCGTGCCCAACCTCCTGAGAAGGGATTACAAGGTAAGCAGGAATACCTTGACTCTCTGGCAGGTAAGCTCTCTCCTGCTACCCTTAGGCTGACAGGAGATACTCTCTATAATGCCTACAAGAAGCAGTGGGACAAGGATAACAAACCTCTCCCTAACCCTATAGGGTGGTCTAGAGAGACTCCTGAGCAGGTACTAGAGAGGTTATACCGTAAGGATGGTACCCGTAGGGAGGATGATGTACGTACTGCAGGTGTAGGTTATACCTCTGCTAATGCAGGTAATAGCCTTATCAGATACGTCTATGATAATATCTCTAGAGCCTCTAATCAGGTGGATACCATCTTCAATAAGCTTACTAGAGGTAGTATGTCTACCGTAGATAAGAACAGGTTTGGACTCTCTCCTAATGCTAAGGTACGTAGGGTAGAGTCTCCTGATAGCCTGAAGATGACTCAGAAGCAGGTTAAAGGTAAGGATATTGAGAATGTCCTGAATACCATCATGGAAGCAGGGATGGATACTACTAAGCTAGAAGATCCTATGTTCTTAAGAGCAAGGGGTATTACTGGCCCTGCAGAGAGGTATATCAAGGCATTGGTTAAGTTTGGTAAAGACTCTCTTGAGGAAGTTAATAAGGCTCGTAAGCTTGCCGGTTTAGAACCTGTAGCCTATAATCCTAAATGGATCATGTCTCAGGTAAGGTATGGTGAGTTCCATGTCTACCAACTAGATCCTACCACTAACAAGCATGAGTTCCTACAGGGATTCAAGACTAAGGCAGAAGCAGACTCAGTATCTGCTTATGTCAATAAGAATAGAGGTCTGAAGACTACTGTAATCAGAGCAGATTACAATCCTAGGAATATGGATCAAGTACCTCTGGATTCCTTCTTTGCTCTGTCTAAGGTAGTTACTGATCCTGCAACTAGGGAGACTATACAGAGTGCAATTGCAGAGGCTATACAGCACTTAGGGACTAATAAGTATGGTCTGACTAGAGATGCCTCAGAGACTGTCAAAGCCTCCTCTAAGGAGCTTATTGCCTCTCTAGGGAATGATAAGGCATGGGAGCATGTCAATGCCAGCCTAGACATTTATGCAAGGCAGGTAGCTAAGTATGCAGGTTCCTCAGAGGCTAAGAGGAACATTACCAAGCTGATGTCTTTGAATCCTAAACTCAGGGTAGACTATGAACACTCCTTTGATAGAGCTAACTCCATGTGGGAGAATTATGCAGGATTGAGGAAGGGTGATTGGGAAAAGGCAATGGAGAAATTTGTCCAGACCTATTCTGATACACTTCCTAAAACTATTGGTAGGGATGCAATCATGACTCTCTCTACACTCGGTATTAGGGCTGCGGTATTGATGCTCAACCCTGTACAAATACTTGCCTCTGTTACTCAGTCTGTCTACATGCCTGCTAGACTTGCTCAGATTAATGCTAGGGAATTTGGAGACAAAGGTAGCCTTGTGTATGCTAACCTTAAAACTACTAAGCATATGTGGGCACCTAGCGAGGAAACTCTACAGTTATACAAGTATGGTCTAGATCATGGTGTAGTAGAGGCTAGATATGCAGAGTCTTTAGATTGGCAACAATCGGAAAGTAAGGGAGTATATGCTCTTAAGTACATGACAGGAGAGAAGGCTGCAGCCTTTGCAGATACTAGATCCCGTACTACTGCCTACCTGATGTCCTATGAGTTTGCCAAGTCTGCAGGATTAGACCATCAAAAGGCTCTAGACTTTGCAGTACGGGAGGCTACCGGAGCTATGGTACAGTATGAGAAATGGTCTAGAATGCCTTTCTTTACTAAAGATATTGTTACAGAGGCAATGTCCCCTCTGACTACCTTTGTATCTAGTCAAATGTTCCAATTAGCTCTATTTATGAAGGATGCTACCTTCCCTAGATATCAACAAGAAAGGATTGTTAAACCTCTTATGATAATGATGGGTGCTTTAGTATTCTTTGCAGGTGCTAGAGGCTTGCCGGGAATAGAAGACATGGCAACTATCTATGATGCTATCAACAATTGGAGGATTAAAGAAGGGCATGACCCTATGCCTAGTTCCAATGAGCTATGGAGTAACCTACCTCAAGTCGTGCAATATGGAGTACCTTCTCACCTAATGGGAGTAGATGTGCATGGTACATTTGGTATGGGTAGAATTGCAGGTTCTTTTACTAATGCTTTAGGTCTTGCATGGGGTAATAATGCTATGAAGGGGTTTGGAGAACTGGCTACCAGTGTAGACTCTATGACTGGAGAGCAGGCTTTAGATCTCTTCTCTAAGGTTAGTCCTAGAGTAGTGACAGAGCTTATTAGATCCTATATCAATGATGCAGGCCCTCTGGATGAGCAAGATGTCAGAGATAAGAATGGTCAATTGATAATGAAACGTACCGAGGCAGAGCAATTGACTACATTGCTGTTAGGCAGGAATACCATCAAGGAGGCAGAAGCTAAGGCTGACAAGTACGACTATAACAATCTCTCTGCATCTATCAAGGCTGCAGCTAATCAGGCTGCTCAGAAGCTTGCAGAATCCTACAGGAAGAACCAACCTTGGCCTGAGTTCGTAGATAGAGTAATGGAACAGCACCCTGAGGCTACCATGTCTATCCTTAAGCAAGCTCAGAAGAGGTATCAGGAGATGGATATGACTCTTGAAGAGAAGGCATTCAACAAGACTAACAAGGATGCTACCATGAGACAGATATTTGAAGGTGTATATGGGAACTAAGAGGTAACTATGCCATTAGTTGATATGTTTAAGACTGATAAGCAAAGGTTTCTAGACACTAGAGATACCTCTTGGATGCAAAAGTATGGTGGTGCAGTTCCATACTACCCTTCCCAGAGATACATAGATAAGAATCTTGGCCCAGAATTAGGTATGGCACATACTCAAATAGATGCTCTAGCCAAGGCAAATCAAGAGGCACGTAGGAATAAGTTACTTCCTACTAGCATTGCAGATAAGATGCTACCTACTGCCTTAGCTGAAGGCGCTACGGGCACTAGGGGATGGGGTTACCCAGATACACCAATATATAGAGATATTCTTAAAAAGGCTGGTCTACCAGAAAAAGATCCTCATAAGTATGTGCCAACTTCAGATTATGATGAAGAACTTCATCATGCTAGGATGATGCACGCAGTTATGGCAGCTAAGGTTCTTAACTATGGCGAGGATAATGCCTTAGAAAGATGGAATGGTAAAGGAAAGAGGATAATAGGTAAATATACCTTGGCAGATTCCTTCAACCATAAGAATAAAGTAGAGGAGATAGCTAGACTGTTAGACCATCCTAAGAATAGTGCAATGAAGAACACTTGGAATACCCTTATGACTAGGTATGCTAACCCGGATATCCCAGATATGACAGAGAACACTACTCCTGCAGTACAAAGGAATCCTAGTCTTTTAGATACGATACAATCTACAATGAGAAACTGGACTGCATATTAATATGGAAATTAGTACTAGAGGTTTGGAGTTAATTAAGAAGTCTGAAGGACTCAGGCTTCAAGCCTACCAAGATGTAATAGGTAAGTGGACTATAGGTTATGGGCACCTTATTAAGTTCCCTGAGGAGCAAGGTCTATTAGACTTTCATATCTCAGAGACTTATGCAGAGAGCCTTCTGCTAAAGGATGTACAGGATGCAGTCAAGTGTGTCAATGACAAGGTACAGGTACTACTTACTCAATCTCAATTTGATGCTCTTGTGAGCTTCACATTCAACCTAGGATGTGGTGCCTTGAACAGGAGTACCCTCCTACGACTACTCAATGCAGGAGAGTATGCAAGGGCCTCTGAGCAGTTCCTATTGTGGGATAAGGCAGGAGGTAAGCCTGTTGCAGGACTAACTAAACGTAGGCAAGAAGAGAAAAGGATGTTTGATGAATCTTAAGGTTGCACTACTATCATCAATGCTTATCTATCCTGCAGGGCTTGTAATTGCTCAGGATGGTATGATAGGCTTCCCTGTACCTGTAGAGGTCTACAAGACCTGTATGGCTGCAGGAGGCTGCTATGTGGTCACAGAGGATCAATTAATAGAAGTTCTTAAGAGCGGATATATGGAGGGCTATGCCCAATGCAGGAAGGAATCTAGGATATGAATGAAGGGGCATTAGATTGGTTGAAGGGTGTAGCACCTACGGTAGCAAGTGCTCTAGGTGGTCCCTTGGCAGGGTTGGCAGTCACTGCCATAGGTGGTGCCTTAGGCTGGAAGGATACTACCAAGGATGATGTCAACAAGCTCCTGTCTACAGGTAGTCTGACAGGTGAGCAGTTGCTGGCAGTCAAGAAGGCAGAGTTAGAACTCAAACAACATGAGTCTGACAATGGATTTAAGTTTGCAGAGTTGGAGATTAGGGATAGGGAATCTGCAAGGGCTATGCAGGTAGCCTTGAGGTCCAGTACCCCTGAGATCTTGTCATGGTTGATTATTATTGCTACTCTGATACTTGAGGGGATTACACTACTCTACGGCATTGCGCCGGGAGTATCAGAGTTGGTTGCAGGGCGCATACTAGGGACACTAGATGCAGCCTTTGTTACTGTACTAACCTTCTGGTTAGGTACATCCTCTAGCTCTAGAGCTAAAGATACAGTAATCAGTAAGCTATCTTAAATATGTTGGATATTACTCCTGAGCAATGTGCTGCAGTGTATGATATGCTGCGCACAATGCCTCCTTTCAATACTGCCAAACTCCCTGAGTCAGATGCAATTGAATGGCGCTGTACTCACAGGCAAGACATACATGGAGAGTTTGTAGAGTACGATCCTCATATCATAACCATAAGTACAGCTAAGACAGGGCCCCTAAGTACCCTGATCTCAACTGTAGCTCATGAAATGGTGCATCTATGGCAGACTATAGATAATACCAGAAACAAGGCACAACATAATGCAGACTGGTACTGCAAGGCAAGGAAGGTCTGTAAGAGTCTAGGATTAGATCCTAAGGCTTTTTAAGTGCCCTAGCACTATACCTAATAGTATCCATAATCTCTTCATCATAAGACTTAATACTTCTACCTGACATCCTTGCATCTATTGCCCTGACCATCTCACGGTGTTCAGGGTATTCTTTTTGTACATCCTCAATAGCCTTTACTATTGTCTCCTCTAGGCTCTCCTCAGGTAACTTAGCTCTTGTGAATGTCTCATGGTTGAAGGTGGCCTTTACTAAGGTAGTGTCTACATTAGGTAGTATCAGAATATTAATTCCGTAGACAGAGAATGTACTCTGATCTGGGTAGTAGTACCTAACACCTGTTACTGCACCGGGATAGGGAGAGGATAATATCCCGGTAGAGGTTACAGTAGTAGTAGGCCATACAGGACTACTAGGTACCCAACCACCGGGAGTAATTGCCCCGGTTTTAATTGTTGTCATCCATACTCCTTTGTAATGTGTAGGGATACTCTGCAGCAGGGTGGGTACCTGCATCTCCGGCAGACGCCGGTATTACTTTACCCCAATTAAACTATGCAGAGCTGGTATCATAGCAGGACTTGAACCTGCATCTAGGGCTTAGAAACCCCACTCTGAATTGAGCTATATGATACGCTAGGTGACAGATTTATCAGATCCGGCCTACTCCCCCTCTCAAACCTTTAGCTACTGATCTTGCCACATACTGCTAGTATGTCTGTAGCACTCTTATCCATCATGCGTTCTACGCACTCTAACTTCTGTTGGTTACTGTAGTATCCTGAGATACCACAGATAGCAAAGAGGCTAAAAAGAAATCCTACACCACCACCTACAACAACCAGTATTGATTTAAGATCATCACTCATACTCATTCTCCTTGTTGAATTTCTATACATTGAAGGTAGTGCTTGTACTTATCCTTCTTAACTGCAGGACTCTTACTGTTCTCAATGAAGTGCTTACAGGTAGTAGTATCTACATAGGCATCCTTACGGGCCTCATAGCCTCCTACTGTAAAGCCTAGAGCAAGTCCACAACAGAACATCATTATTAGTACTATGGTTACTTCAAGTGGTTTAGCCATGTATATCCCTCAATTGTTTTCTGTACTCAGATAGACACTTACCAATATTGTCCCAATGCTCTATCCCATTTTTTAGGAGGATAGAGACTAGTATAGAGTCATTAAGCAATACTTTAAAGTGATCTTCAGGTAAAGTTATAGTACCTTCTTCTTCATCTATTGTCATTTTCATATGCTATCCTATCACGCACTTTTCGGAGTCGCAACCCATCTCTTGAGAGGATGTTGTTACGTCAGACTCTTCGACTAACTCATTCCAATTAAGTTCAGTAGGCATCTTGCTCTTAAGAACATTGTACTGTTCTTCATCTATTGCAATGTAAGGTGCCTGCTGGTAACTATGTTCCGTATGAGGCAGGAATGATACCCCAGATATGTCATCGAAGTTATTCCATACCCAAGAGAATACATCAGGCCACTCATGCTGGTGAACAGAGATAGTCACAGATGGCTTATGTTCACAGTACACCTGATCCCATTTCAACCATTGGTTAAGATGGTCTAGAGCAGACATATCATCCCTTGTTAGTGCCCCTTCGGGAGCTTTGACAGGGAAGCTAAAGACTGTCTGACTAGGGAAGTTGACATCTGGCTCTGAGGGTACTCCTCGTGCAGCAAGGAACTGACATACAGGGTCCTTATCATCCATCCTGATATTACGGATGTAGAACTTACTAAACCTAGGGTGTATCCCTGAGGCACAGTCTGCCAACTGAGATACCGTACCTGAAGGCTTCACACAGGTAATGGCAGTAGAAGGGTTAATACCTAGCTTCCTAGCCCACTCCTTATTGACATTCCTTGCATGTTCCTTAAGTACCTCTAGGACTTGTGGATCGGCGTTCCTGAGTAGGTTGCAGTCAAATATTCCTGTAAGGCTGACTCCAAGGAGTCTTTCTTCTTCACAGTTCCTTTTCCAGTCGGGCCTAAGGAACTTAAATCGGGTGAGACTAGATTGCATAGTACCGAATATACTGGCGACCGAGACTTTTCTAAGAAGATCCTCAAGACTGTCATCCCTTCGACATATGACTTCCGACAGGTTACAAAATTGCTTTGGTCGGAGGATAATCTCAGAGCATGGGTTGCAGCCATAATCAATTTCTTTAGATCGTCTTCCGTCTTGGGAAGCTTTCCGTCTAGCAGCCACACGATTAAAGATACCACGTTCTCCTGACTTTGATTTGACGAGACTTGAAAACTCTTCAAAGTATGTTTCGACATCCGGTTTCTCCGTATATACCACAGAATTATTAGCTAAAGCCCTGTGTTTATTCTGTTCCCACCATGCACCTACTTTAGCTTCCCGCATTCGAAGATCGCTAAGATTACTAAGAGAAATAAGAGCAGACCTGCGTACCCCACCTACCACCACCACTTCCCCAATGACACACATGATGTCATGAACTTCGATACTTGTAAGCCTTCTACCTGCTGCATTCTTAAAGGTTTCTATTGTGAACTCAAACAATCTCTTCAAGGGTTCAGGACCACTAGCCCTTCCTCCAAAGGTCTTAAGCCTCTCACCTGCAGGCCGGATAAGGCTGTAGTCTACATTATATAGGATACCATTATATAGACCATCAATGAGTACCTTGTAAGACTCTGCCCAACCTATCTTGCTATCCTGTACCTGCTGAGTACCTGAGGTAACAAAGTTCTTAGGAACTTCAGGTAGCTTGCTGATGCAATTACGCTCACATGAGAACCCTATACCTGTACCATTCATCAGGATATAGAGAGTCTCAGAGAATACTGCAGGGTCATCTACCTCTACGTAGGCACAGTTGTAGCTGGCAATATGGTCAACATCCAGAGCCTTACCTGCAGTCATTACTGCTCGCATACTAGGTACTACCTCTAGATTGAGCATTGCCTTATCCAGCATCATGTACTCATCTGCTGTAAGTGTATAACCTAGATTGTTCTTACAGTGGTCATGCATGTAGGTCATGTACCTTGATACAGTTTCAGGCCAATGCTCCCTACGGTGTTCCTCAGGTAGGAATCTGGAATAACGTGTCTTATAAACTGTCTGTTGTAGTATATCCATTGTTATTGTTATCTCCTTTACTTGTTATCTAATATAAATCTTACTGCCATAGCTGCAATCTGTACTGCCTCTCTATTGGCAGCATTCTTGCTGTTTCTCTTGACTGCCTCCCACAGTTCATCTACCTCTTCCTTGATGACTGCCCAACCCTCATGCCCTGAGTTAAAGGGGCCATGTCTCTTGGTAGCAGTCTCTAGTTCTCTCTTGATAGAGTCAAAGATCTTCTGTTCCTTGATAGAGGTCTGAGCAGTCTCAAAGACTAGCTTAAGCTTCTCAGGGGAGAATGGATCATTGGAATAGGGTGCAGACTTATTAGGAGGTACAGTAGACCTGTTAAACCCTCCTTGACCATCATCCAACTCTAGTTGTCCTGTTTCATATTTAGGTATCATCACTTCCAATCCTTAGGTAATCCTGCTTTTAAATCCGAGCACTCAAACCCTGCTTTATCACACCAGTCCTTGTAGGTAGTCTTACTACCTTTATACAGAGGTCTGTGCATAGAGGTAAAGAAGATACAGATACGCCACTTAGGATGTGCAGCCTTAACCAACAACATCTTCTGCCTATCTGCAGTAACAAACCTACCTTTGCTCTCTACAATGATATTGGTATGAGAGTTAACAAAGTCAGGTGTATATACATGCTCCTTCTCAGGGATAGTGTAGACAAAGGGATACTTCTCATACTTAACCTTGTCTGTACCCCACAGCTTACATAGTTCCTCATAACAAGTCTTCTCTAACTTGTTCTTAAGAACACCCTTCTTATTCCCCCTGTTCCTCCCCGAACGATAGAGGGGTTTCTTCTTTGCTTGAATCTTCTTCAAAGTAGTTTTCATATATTCCAAACTTCTCCTTTTGTTCTACTACCCTATCCTTGAACCTTTCAACCAACTCCCACTCTTCAATCTCAAGCATGGCACATAGATCTTGTAGTGATAGGCACTGATCGTTAATAACTCCAAGTACTCTATCCAGTAACGTATCTGCAGAATCACTCACCATAATCCTTCAGCAAATTAGTCATTGAGATAGTCTCAAAGTCAAACCTGTTCTTCTGGTTAGAGGTAAGCATTACCAACCCTCTCCAATAATCAGTCTTGCTACCTACTGCATAGTCATCTACATGCTCAAAGAAGCAGCCCACACATAAAGCTTGGTTGAGATGTGGGGCGTTTTGTCTATGCTCGGCTGCATGATCCAGTGTATGAGTATGGCCGAATACAACGCTATTATGATATAGTTGCAGAGCCTTGCGAACGACGTTCGGGTTTCCGATAGGTTTGCCAACGCCTGTAATAGGAATATGGGTAAAAGATATTCCATTGACATTATAGTTATCCTTGTATTCTACTACCTTGAAGCCCCTTTCTTGCAGCTTGAGATCCTTCTCTATTGAGCACTGCCCCTTAAAGGTAGGGTCAATGTCAAGATACCGGTCTAACCGATTTTCATGGTTGCCTTTGACATAGATTAGTTTAGGCTTAGGCTCAATAAGCTTCCAATCCCTGAGCATCATATCCAAGGCTGCATTACCTGCCTCTATTTCTAGAGCATACCTCCTACCCTCCATCTTGCAACGCTTGTTCCTATCCCACTCAGAGAGACAGTCCATACTAAGAAAGTCTCCTATGAGTACTACATGCGTAGGTTCATGTCCGTGGATGTAGTGATTAAGAGCCTTGAACCTACGTAGACTCTGCCCATTGGTTATATGAGCATCTCCTACTACCAGTATCTTATGGTGCATTATGTTCCTTATACCATTGTAAGTACTGCTCTGCCTTCTTGATGTCTGACAGGAAAGGGTTATCAGGCTTCTTACCTGCCCTGAAGATGTACTTAAGAACATTACCCTTCAGGTACCCTGCAAACTCCTCAGGAGTCAGCTTGGCCTGAAGGATGTTGATAACCTCATACTCTGGCTTATCTGCTTTGTAGTAATCACTCACTGATAGTCTCCACAGGTTCAAATATCTCCTTAACTCTAGGTTCCTTGCCTACCTCTACTAGGTCAATCACCTTACCTCCTGAGTATATGAAGGATCGAATACCTTTACCTCCGTTAGCATCCTTCCAGCACTCCTTCTTATACTCACAGTAGGAGCATTCTACACACAGTTTCCTATTGCTATCAGTGTGTTCCTCTGAGGGCAATCTAATGATTAGGTTAATGTCATCATGTACCGTGTGTACTTGGTTCTCTACTAGAGACTGTATGTAACCACCTACCAGATTTTCCTCAGGTACAAAGGATATATGCCCTAGACTACGGTCTACTGCAATGAATCCTGCATCTGGTGTACCATCCCCTTTATGTGGCATAGGGACATCTATATAGGTAGAGTAATACCCTAGCTGTTCTGCATACCCAAACTTAGCTCCTCCCTTACCTGCAAGGAAGTCATTGTAGCCATAGGTAGTAGTACTCTTGACATCTACTACCGTAGACTCATCTACTATAGCATCAATCTTACCTCGTACAGTCCAGATCTCTCCACCTACATCAAACTCCTGTATGACAGGATGCTGCCTATGGGTTACTTCATGCCCTGCAGCCTCTACAATCGCCAAGGTAAGGCTTTCTACTAGATCTCCATACATGAACTTGGTAAGGACATTAGGGGGCAATAGAACTTTATCTGAGGGTTCTGAGTGATGCTTGTACCAGATCTTCCTATCACATGGGATACCTAGTTCAGAGGCATAGATTACATTATGATCTCGTACCTTAGGAGGTCTATGCAATTGCCTGTCTACTGCAACTGCACAACTCACCCCAAAAGCCGATAGAGCCTCTGGGGTAAGGAAGTTGTTAGCTTTGGTAGGATCTTGCCCTTTCTGGGCATCCTGCAAGACTTTCCTTATGTCTTGATTGAGAGTCACTATCGACTTAGGGGTGGGCATAGATTCCCTTAGTTAGACTTACGTACTTCAAAACCAAGATGGCTGAATCGGGTAGGGTTACGGCTAACTTCATCCCAGAAACCAAAGGAGTACTTAGTTGCCTTACCTTTCTTAACCATCTTACGGATGTACTTACGCAAGGCACATCGACCTTCATCATAGGTACCAAAGTTCAAGCCAATGCTCTTAAGAACACGATTGTTACGATAGACGTTATACATATATTACCTTTCTAATTAAGCTACTTTAATAGATACTACAGGGAAATCCTTCTTGAAATTAACCTCAGGAAGGTCAAGCTCAATGATACGGGCAGTATCCTGCTCAATACCATACATGGCATCACGTAGAAGTGCCTCTACTCGTGCCTTGTCTTCATAGAGATCGGTAGTAATCCAATCCTGTTCATCTGTTGCATAAGCCACACCAAAATAATGCTTACTCATTTCTTTTCTTTCCTTTCTTTATCATGTAGGTCACAGAGGGTCTTTATCCACCCTCCTGACCTGATCTTACCTACATCACCACATACCTCACAAACCTTTGCAGACTTAATCTCCATGTCTACAATAAGCTGGTCTAACTCCCTATCTATAGTATCTGTATATACCCGTAAGGTACCAAACTTCTCTTTAATCTGAGTAATATGGATACCCTTCTTATTAGCCAGATCTATGATAGGGTCAATCAGCCTCTTCCAACCTTGCCTACACTCTACCCCAAAGGCTTCATAAGGAGACTTAAGCAACTGCTTCCTCCAATGCAGTCTTAGTACTAGACTTCTTAGCAGGGGTAGCTTTCTCCTCCCTAGTGGCAGCCTCAAAGTCTAGATCCCCACAGGAATAGGCTTCAAACCTACGGGCAATCTGTATTATGTTGTCTGCTACTGCATTGAAGTCTGATACTGTTAGTTCCCCCGCAGGAGCACAGGCTACATACAACTCCCGAGCATTGGTCAAGGCATTCTGCCGTACAATTGCCCTGTCTCCATGCAAAGGAGGGATAGGGAAGGGTTTAACAGGTGGTCCATAAGCCCTTGTAGGGGGGCTAGGAGGCATCGGAGAGGGTGTACTGGTAGGAGGGGTACTACCACCTGTTGCAACTGCCATCAGAGAGCCTTTAAGAAGCTCATTGCCATACTTGCCTGAGGTGAAGTCAAAACTGACTGTATTCCCTACCTCACAAGGGGGCTTGGTAAAACCATTGCTGTATTGAGTACCATCAATAACCAAGTTATAGACTGGTTTAGGGCCATACTTGGTAGTACGCATAACTGTAGTAATGTTGTTAACTACTCCACTTGCCATTATTTAGATCCTTTGTAAAGGTAATAATCACTTGCTGTCACATCTTCTTCAGGCTTCTCTTTCCAAGAGACACCTGCTCGTACTGATACACCTACCCTGACATTAAAGTCAGTTACTCCAAAGTCTTCTTCCAGATAATCTCCTACTCTAGGCATTACATCCAACAACAACTTAATTGCATTAGGTACTACCTCTCCCTTGCAATCTAAAACTATGGAGTCATGAACAGTGTTGATTAAGACACATGAATCTCGTAAAAGTTCATTCTTCATTAGTGCTCTATACACTCTGCCTAACACCATAGGTACTACATCCCCTGTAGCAAAGGATTGAACAGGGTAATTCTTAATCTGGGATGGGCTGAACGTAGTATTTCTAGTACCTAGACTAACTCCCCAACCACTTGCATACTTATTCTGATACTCTCTGAAGTACAACTGCCTACCTGTGACTGCAGAGACAAGGATAGACTCCCCTACAGGGATACCTTCCTCATCCTTCAAGCCAGTTACAAACCTACCTGCCTCTACATGAGCCTTGGTAGTCTCCCACCACTTGACTACACCTGCATACCGAAACTTGAAGGCTGCAACAAAGGCTTTAACCTCAGAGACTGTAAGCCCTGTCTGTTCTGCAATCTTGTTAACACCTGCACCATAGATGGTCGCAAAGGTTACAGACTTAAAGGGCTTACGCTGAGCCTTGCTAGGTACTCTATGGAAGGCTTCCTTGTATAGCTCAGTATGAATATCCTTACCTGAGTTAATATCTTCAATCAACTGCTTGTCCTGAGACAGGTAGGCAAGCCCTACAATCTCTAGTTGGTTGAAGTCTGCCTCAATGATCTTACCTCCTTCAAACCTAGAGACAAAGACTGACTTTACTTGAGAGTAGTCAGTAATATTCTGTAGATTAGGATTACTAGAAGAGTATCTACCTGTAACTGTAGCAGTAGTATTTATATTACCATATATCTTGCTATCAGGAAAGATTAATTCTTGTAGAGGTAGTAAGTAAGTACTTATCTCCTTCTCTAGTTCACGGTACTTACGCATGTTATATGCAATTGCATGTGGTTGCCCGGAATACATAGTTGCTATGTTCTTAAGAACATTGTCATCTACAGAGTAATACCCGTTCTTGCCTAGGGTAGCTCCTACCTCTGACATGGTTATACCTAACCCCGGATGTACCTTAACCTTCTCTACAGTCCTATGCTTAGGCTTACCATTCTTGTAGTAGGAGTGTCCATCATGCTCAGATACCTTGTACTTCTCCTCGCCACCAAAGAATAGCAGGGACATCTGCTTAGGGGAGTTAAGGTCTATATCATAGCCTACTAGACTTATAATGGCACCCTTAGTAATCTTAAGCTCATGCTCCCGTATCATCAATAGATTACGTAGTATCTCCTTATCTACATGCATACCATTATACATCATCTCTGTGACTGCATGTTGAGCCTCACATTGAGATCTGAATAGTGGTATAAGACCCTTATCCTTCAACAACATTGCCTGCTTCTCAAAGATACCTTTGGTAGTCATTACATCACCATTAAGGTACTCTAGTAGCTGTGCTGAAGGTATGTCTTCAGTCTTGACTCCTGCATCCCATGCTGCAGCAATAGCATTATCCTTCATAGGGAAGCCATACTTGCTTGCTAACCTATCCAGAGAAGGAAACCTCTCTTGCTGTGCAGAGAGTAGATACTCTGCAATGGCAGTATCTCTGCTGCTTGCGTCTCTAAGGTATTTACCGTACCCCGGTAAGTTCCTACAGTGCATTAGATCAAAAGGTATATTATGCCCTATGTAGCAGTACTGCTCGCCTTTTATGTTAGCAGAAGTATAGTAAGTTTTGTGTAGTCCTGCAGCATTATAGTTACAAGAGAAAGGGGTTTTACTTGGTTCACCTATAGGTGCTACACCCATTGCTACAATGTTATTCCCCGGCCACTTAGGGTGTGCCTTGTTATTACCTATAGGGCAATTAACAGATGTCTCTGTATCTATTACAGAGATGTAAGGCTTCTTATCTTCTGACATATTACCTCTTCAATGTAGATATATACCTACCTATGGATGGGTTTATAGTGACCTCGAAGTAGCCATGCCGGAATGCCTCTTCTGTTACTCCCGGCAACCCTAGTAGCTTATTCTTAGGTAGGTGTATGAACCTAGAGTACTCCTTAGCCTTGTTGTTAGATCTGCCAATGGTAATGATCGCATCTGCTGCCGCAGGCTTATCAGTCTTACTCTCCCTCAACTGAGCCATTGTAAGCCACTCCTGACCCTCCCCAGAGCCATCTACCTGTGTCATGGCTATAACAGGGCCATACTCCTTAGCCAAGTCTCTAGCCCACCTGTAAAGCTGTCCTATACGCATATGCTCCTTATCCTCGTTACTGAAGCCATGAACATTGTCTAGCTGATCGAAGATAATACAGGAGGGGTTAAACTCCCTGAAGAGCCTCTTAAGGTGTTGGACAGTGTTGATATGTGCCTCATCATCAAGAATCAATAGCTTATCTCCTATGACCTTGACATACTCTGCATCCCACTTGGCAGGGTTCTTGGAGATCTCCTCTGTAGTGATACCAAAGGTAGATTGAAAGCTTCTGAACATTACCCCTGCACCTGATTCCTCATTACGGACATAGATGATTGGTCTATCTGAGGATGCCCCATGCTGTTGAGCAAAGCATGTAGCACACTGTACACCAAAGGTAGATTTACCTGTCTCTGGCCTTGCACCAACAATAACGAAGTCCCCTTTCCTCAAAGGACCAAGGCTGATGTTCAGTTCGTGAAGAGGCCAGTTGAAGCCACCTGCAAGTACAGAGGTAGCCAATGCTGATACAGAAGGAGCAACAAATATTGATTCTTTACTGACTGCCTTCTTAGTCTCTCGCTCATACTCATGTATTATGTCTCCTATGGACTCCAAGGCATCAGATGTACCCTCCGTAACTTGGTTATTGACGATGTTCAAAGCTCTAGAGGCCACCTTGGTAGCATAGTCTAGCTTGATGTAATGGCTAACTACATCCTCATGTAGAGGCTCAGAGGATGGATCTGCAAGGATCTTTGATGATAGTACCTCTGCGTTCTTAAGAACATTTGCTACGTCTGTGAGTTCATCTGGCTTGGAGTGCTTCTTCTTGAACATCATATAGAAAGAGGCTAAGTCCTGCCAGTTGATGTTGGTAGCAGAGGGATAACTCTTGTAGTACTCCTGTATTACCTGAATGATCTTCAGGGTTGCAGGTGAGACAGTCTTTTCCTTGATGTAAGGAATAAACCTCTCATACTTCTCCTTATTACTAAGGAGTACTAATAAGTGTGTATCGTACATTGTATTCCTTTATAGGTATGCTTTTAATGTCTCTCGTATCTGTTCATCTGACAGGCTCTTGGCTTGCTGTTCTTCTATAGACCAAAAGGTAACTGAAGGTGGTACTACATCCCTAACCTTCTGAGCTACCTTACTTGTAGCCTCCATACCTGCAAAATCCTTATCTAACCAGATAATGATCTTGTTGTTAATTTCCATACTCAAGTAATGAAGAGTATCTTCCTTAACAGAGGTTCCTAAGAGCGCAATGGTCCTTAGTCCCGTAGCCCTATTGATCCGATAGGCAGAGAAGTAATCTTCTACTAGAACAGTTACTCCACCGTTTTTATGGGGAGTAGACTGGTACTCAAATACTGCATGTTTAGGACCCATAGTATTGAGGTGATACCTCTTACCTTGAGAATCCCCAAAGAATCTAAGTAAGTAACCTAGCACATCTGTATTGGTAAGCTCTATACTATGCAGAGGTACACAGAGATTTCCTTGCCGTGATTGTAGCAGACCTAACTTAGTTATATCTTCATCTTGAATACCTTGAAGCATCAACCAAGTCTTGATCTTCACATCAGAGATAGGTGTGCATTTTAAGATGGAGGCTGTTAAGTTTGCAGTGCTATTATCTCTAGGTTGGTGTACTTCTAAAGGCTCATTAAGAACTAGAGTATCCATATCCTTGAACATCCAGCCACTCTGACCACAGTTGAAGCAGTGAGCAAGCAGTGTATTACCTGTATCCTTTATGTAGAGCCTATACTTGGTATCCTCTCCTGCAGGGCAATCCTCATGACATATAGACTTCTGACCATTAGATGTAGTCTTTACTAGGGTCTTATCACCATTAGCAAAGTTCTTAAGAGCAGGATACAGGTCATTACGTCTTTTGAGTTCTCCTAACATATCTTCCTTATTTAATAGGCTCATGTTCTTAAGAACTACAGTCTGTACCAAACTTGTCTACTACCTTCTGAAAGAACTCCTCTGGTCGTATATCCCCCACTATGAGCGCAGCCTCAAACAGGTAGTCTTTGACCTCATGCAAGGTAGAAAGTTCCTTAGCCCCTCCAAGGGAGCCATAGATCCTATGTCTACCCTCTACAATTGCCCTGCCTACCTTCTTGCAGAATACATCCTTCTCATTACAGAAGGCAGTGCGGCAGATATACCCATCATCGGTAGCTACACAGTAGACTGTGCCTCCACCATTGGATGATACCTGACCTTTATCATCATACTTCCTGAGGTGAATAAGTAGATTTTTCATTTATATTACTTCCCAAAGACTTTAGTTAGAACTTTAAACATCTGTTCCTCTGTGAGGTCAGCATCAGGATCTCCTTTTGTGTACTTTGCAACCTCTTTATCCCAAGAAGCTTTAAACTTATCTTGCTCTGCACACATTTTATCCCACTCTTTCATATCTATGGTAAATTCAATACTTTTTTTCATGTTATTTCCCGAATACTTTAGCATACAACTCAAGGACAAGCTTCTTGTCAGAGGTACTAAGTTTGTTAATGAAGCTATACTGCAGAGCCTTCTTGACATCTCCAAGCATAACAATCTTACGGCCCCAATTAATCAGAGTACGGGGAGAGACTGTCAGTGAGGCATTACCTTGGGTATGAGCAGTACGTACCAAGTTAGCAAACTGCAGCATCTTGGTGATTGCCTGAGGAGTCAGGGTAGGAACAGTGTTCTTAAGAACCTGAGTCTCATGCTCAACAGACAGGTAATCGAGGATGATAGTAGTCTGAAACCTGTCAATGGTTGCCGTGTTCTGGACTGCTACACCTGCAAAGGCACCCATCTCATCACCTTGTCCAACAGTGTTACCTGCATAGACCAGCCTGAAGTTCTTATGCGGGATAATCATCTTCTCCTTGCTGGTTCCCGGCATCTCCTTGAGAAACAAGTAACCACCATCCTCCAATACGTTCTGGAAGCCCATACCGACCTCAGGGGGCATGATCTCCCATTCGTCAATGAGGAGTACTGCACCATACTGGATAGCCTCTTGAGCAGCCCCTGCCTGCCACTTGGTAGCCCCACCCTCAACGACCAGATGCCCGAAGATTGAGGAGGATTCAATATCCCCATTCATGTTCAATCGTATGAATGGCCTGCCTGTCATGGCTGCACAGTACTTGACAAGACTGGACTTGCCTGAACCTGTAGGTCCAGACATCAGTACCTTATCATTGTTCTCCCATGCCAGCAGCAGGTAATAAGCCTCCTCTACCTGAACATTGTAGGTAGGATCAGGGGTAGGAACCAGTTCTGCAATCTCTACCGGGATAGACTTCTTATCCAAGACAGTGATTGCAAAGTCATGAGGTACCTTGACACCAAAGACTTCTGAGAACATCTTGCTGTGCTTACCCTTCTTCTCAGGTAGTGCTGCAGTCTCTACAAGAGGTACCTTCTCCTCTGCCTTAGCAGGAGATGCACCACCTGCATTAGCACGAGCTATTTCACGGATTGCATTCTCTACGAGTTTAGAGGTTTCTTCTGGATCAAATGCCATGTCAATTCTCCTTGGTTAAGATGTGTTCTTAAGAACAACTAGATTACCTTACGTTCAATGATGGTCAGCATAGCCTTCTCAAGCTCTGATGACTGTTGAATTACATAGTGCTGTTTGTAAATCTTCTTCACATTAGTATCTTCAATACCAATTGCTACAATATCAATAGGTGAAGTCTCCTCTATGGCTTTGACAATACGTTTAGTATAACCCATGCAATCACCTGCTTTACTGCTGGCAGGACTACCATCTGACAAGACAATCATCAGCTTACGCTTTTCCTTACGCTGTGCCAGCCTGCTATGCCCCCAGAGTATAGCATCGGCATCGGCATTCTGATCCATATAGTTAGCTGCATGGCTCATACGGGCAACAATCTTGTCATTGCTGAGATGCTTACAGGTGAAGGCACGATACAGGAACATAGTATTCTTGCAACCTAGTTCAGTAAAGCCTGCAATCTCAATAGGGATATGCAAGGTGTTACCTAGGGTATGGGATATGTGCATTGCTGCCTCGGTAGCATGGACAATCTTGCTGCCACCCATAGAACCTGAGTCATCTACCAGTACCATGACTGCAGTATCCAATACATCAGAGATGATGTGTCTCTTGAATACCCGCTGATTATAACCCTCTGCATCCTTCATGCCCACCCTGTAGAGGTTAGCAGTATGCAATGATCCCTTCTTGGTGCCATACTCCCATCTGCCCTTGCTACGAATCTGTAGCAGCCTACGTACCTTGTTAGCAAACCCATCGACAGGTTTAGACTCCAATCCTTTGAAGCGATACCTGCTACTTGAGATAGAGTTAGCCACGGCATTGATACGAGGGTAGTTACTCTTGCCTGTTACATAGTTGATGACCAGAGTATCCTTCCAAGGGGTAGGTACATAGTTGCCATCGTAATCCCTATCCTCATAGTTGATATGCAGAGAGGATTCACTGTTCTTAGGATCACTGCGATTCTCTTGGTCTACAAGGAATGTCTTGTAATCCATAGAGTATGATCCCTTGGCAGACTCACCCTCTCCCTCACCTAGCTTACCCTTACCACCCTTGGACTTACCTTTACCTTCTTTATCACCCTCTTTACCTTCCCCGCCTTCGGCTTGAGCCTGCTTCTGTCTCTGTTGGGATTCCTGTTCTTCCTTCTCGGGATCTTCCCCAAAGACTTCTTTGAAGATACGTTGTGCCAGCTTGAATACTTTCATAGATCTACCCTCATCAGGGGAGTCTCTCAGTTCAAGCAACTTTTCTCGGTAGTCACCTGCTCGCAGCTTGTCTACCCATTCCTTGACCTGAGGAGAGGCAGAGTCATACAGTTGCTGACCCATACCTGCAGTATCCCGGTAGTAATCGGTGGTATTGGTAGCCTCCCATGCCATAGTTGCCAGTGTAATCTCAGTGTTCTTAGGAACAGGCTCACCTTTGGAATAGAGGTGTTTGACACCATCCACTATACCAGAGATTAGCTTCGCAGTTACCTTGCTGCGTATCTGCCTGTCACCTACAAATTCCTGAGCATTCTTATAGTCGATGTTATCATCTTCAAGGCAGTTATTGATACCTCCCAACACAGAATGACTAGGATTAGCAGAGGCAAACTTCTTCAAGGTACTGAAGTCAGTATGCTTGACATGCTCTGTCTCATGGATTGCAGAGGATATGAGCATCTCTGCATCTTCTTGAGAGGCGTCTGCTGCCAATGTTCTTAAGAATATCTTCTTGCCATCGGTGGCAGGAGGGATCTTAGGATCATTGTGCCACACTACCTCAAGGTCTGCCCTTGCAGCAGTGGCAGCAATGTACCTCTCAATCTCATACCTGTTAAGTTGAGGATGTAGCATTGTCTAGTATCTCCTGTTGTATATCATTAAAAGATTCTCTTATGTTACCTGCATATTTACAACCCTCCACAAAGTGAGTGTTCTCTGGAGAAGGATAAACAATAGTCTGATCTATTAAATTAACATATCTTATCTTCTCTACGAGCGTCCCTTCTTCGTGGACTAATTCTTTACACTCTAAGTACATAAAGCAGGAGCCTAATCGTAGATCACCTCTCAATGAAGTACCCTTTCATCAGGTAATGAGCCATTGGAGTTACCTTTTACAGTAGCAATGGCAGTCATTAGGATTGAACTGTAGGATGGATTGGCATTCTTCCAATTGTCTACCTTGGTCTTGTCGGCACCTGTCTCCTCTAAAGCCTTGATAAAGCTATCCCGTTCCTTGTCCATACCTTTGATGTACTCAAAGGATGGCTCAAGCAACTGCTTAAACAGGCTTACAAGATATGGTATAAACTCCATAGGTATCTTGACGGTCTGTTTGAACATGGTAACTTCTAGCTCCTCAGGAACCTTACCATCTACTTTGTTCTTAAGAGCTTTCTCGTACTCTGTCACTACTGCCTCAGAGAGAATGATGATAGTAATAGGGTCGCAGATAGCCCCTGCTCCCTTATGTCCCCATCCTTTCTTCCAATAGATTGCAAACATTGGAGGCCCACCACCAGACTTGGACGCAGCAGGCCGTACTGCAGGGCGTATTGTACCAAAGATGATATAGAGTAGGAAGTTGAAGATAGATTGGAGCATGGTTTACTTGCCTTTGTTGGATGAATTGTTGTAAATCCCTGACATCCTGCGAGCAGATTGTTCTTCAAATGATTTGATACGGTTGCTGATCTTGGCAACTACGTCCGGTGTTACATGCATACCGGATGCTCTTAAGAACTGATCACCATCACGATTCATACGAACATGATTGGACCAGCCGTTTCCTAGAAATACGTCCTTGACATTTTCGTTGACAGATTTGATAAACATGGTTTTATTCCTTATTTAAGAGAGTGTAATACTACATTGATCTTACTCATTACTTTGTAAATACCTTCATCCGTAGCTTTAGGGTCTTCTACTGCCCATGATTCTTGGTTCTCATAGATAACTCTACGATAGCCATAGGCTTTTATGTTGTTCCTAGTCAACAATCTTAAACTTTGCATCTCCTCTATGTTGTCAAATTGAATAACCAACAATGGTAAATCTATCTCAGAGTTAGGATTATTTACAAGGATTGCGTTTGCCCTTATTGTAGTCCTGTAATGCTCTATGCAATCTGCAAAAAGTCAATCCGGCATCATAACAGTCTGCCCAATGGATTTTACTCATAACATCGGTTTCTAACTTTTTGAGATATTTATCATCCAACCCT